CCTGCTCTTTTCATTCCCATATAATAAGCTAAACCTGCAACCATACATTCGTAAAATCGAAAAGGAATATCAATATCTTGTTCATTTCCACTTGAACTTAAAGCTGTAATATCTTCTATTTTTCTTATTCTCCAATAAGAAATAACATCAGTAGAATTATCGGGTGCTGGATAAATATATAATTCAGGTGTTCTATCTTTTTGTAAATAAAATTGAGTTGCTCTTCCTACCGTTGCTTTATTAGGGTAAGCGTTATAATCAGTTAAACTAATTCTTTCTACGCTATAATCAGTACTATCTCTCGTTACATACATATCTACGATATCGACAGTGTCTGTATCTAAAGTGTAAGTAACTGTGCCAGAAGTTAAACTTAAAGTTTTCTTTTCAAGTGTCCACTGATTAACACCACGATTTGCCCAATCAGCAAACATAACATTAAGACTACGTTTCGCTGAACGTATATCATAACCTAAAACGGGTTCTCCTCCAATACGATCCATTGCTTCTTGAATCGCATCATTAACCGTTAAGTTAAAAGTTGCTGTACCTGATGTAGCCATTACGCCATAAATACTGTTATCGCTGATACACCTGCAGTTAAATTTACAGTAGCATTAGTTGAACATTTAATACCTTCAGATGGTAATGAAATCTGAACTGGACCAGATGCTGCTGATGCTGCCGTGCTTAATGCGAATAGTGTAGTACTACCATCTTTAAAAGTAACAGTACCTGCTGTGCCTGTAGGAGTTACAATAAATCCTTTTATTCTTATTGGGCCAGCAAATAAAGTAACATCACTTCCTGTTGTCGTAGTGCTTTTAGCGAAAATATCTGAACTAGACATTGACACCTCCTTGTAAAATTTTTCTTAATGTTGCTATTTTAGAATCAAGTTCTTTCATTTTGGCAGTTGATAATACTCCTTGACTTGCAAAATAAGGACTAGTAGATTGTTGTACTGCACTCATTGGTCCAAATGCTCCCATTGAACTAGGTGTTCCCATTAAATTTTGGCCTGTAATTGGTTTTTGAGCAGATGAAGAAGAAGCTATTTTTTTGTAAGCATCTGCATATTTTGATAATTGAGATACTGCTTCATCAGTTTTTTTCTCAGCTTTTTCTAATGCTTCATCAACTTTTTTATCATCACTTTTAGTTTCTTCATTTTCTAAATCTACATCTAGTACTTCTTCTTCTTTAGTTGAATAAGCTTTATTGCTTTTCATTTCTGCTTGAACTTCTTCAAATGTTCTTTGAGTATCTCTATTTGGATCGTAAATAAATTGATCTATATAACTTGACATGATATCGCAACTATATACAATAAATAGGGCCTTTAACAGGCCCTATATTAATTAGTCACCAGCAGTAGCGCCAGTATCTACTCTAATCCAGTTCGAACCGTCAGAGAAAACTAAGTTCCCTGTACCGTTACCTGTAGTTTCAGAAGCTTTTAATGCATCTGATACAAATAGGATACGACCTGTATTTTCTGAAGCTGTTGGCAAATCTGCAAAAAGAATTGCGGTAGCTGTAAAACCGTTATTTGAAATAACTGGTCCTGAAAAAGTAGTGTTAGCCATATTAACCTCCTTGGTGTATAGACCGAGTTACATAATCTCTATACCGTCTGCTCAACTCAGTTTATGTAACTTGTTATGTTGAGAAAGAGAGGGCGATAACACCCTCTCTCAGTTTTTTAATTATTAGGCTGCGCCTGGAGTACCGAAGATACCTCTCCAATCGGTGAAACCGAATGAATATCTTTCTGATACTTTGTAGCGTAAGTTTCCTGTCTCAAAATCACCTTCAACAGCTTTTTTAAGTGAACGTCTTACGAAATGCTTCATGCCATCTGGCACGTCAGTCATTAAGAAGAACGCATCAGGGTCAGTTAGACGCTGATTAACTGCTACGCCACCAGGGATCATTCCCATTGATTTCATAGCGTTAATATCATTGTCAGCTGTACCTGGTCTTAAGTTACTGTTAATGATTCTTTCAGCAATAAACATTAACTCAGGTGGAACGATTAGCTTCTGACCTGTAGCTGCAACAGGAATACCTCTATCGTCTGTCATTTCAGAAATCTGAATTAACATTGTCTCTAGAGATGTTTCTGATAAGTCAGCTGCAGTTGCGAGAATGTTTGAAGCTGTTCCGCCACCGCCAAGTGGGTGAGATGCATTAAGCATGCTTACTCCGTCACCACCGACTACTGTGTTAAAGCCGTTGTTTAAGATGTTAGCACCTTTGATTTCTTTTGTGTGCTGCATTGATCTTGCTAAAGCTCTAGCGTACTTTGCACCAAGTGAACCGTAAAGACCATCTTCTTCAGCTTCCTCAGTAATTGAAAATGCTAATGCGATTGTCTCGTGGGTATATCTTGCTACAATACCTTCTCTTCCTGATTCGTAAGAGATAGCTGCGCCTTCTGCTTTAGTAGGAGCTGCACCGAAACCAATCATCTGTACATCTTCTTCAAAAGCCTTTTGTGATTGCTCAACAGAGAATATTTCTCTCCACTGTTCTGGGTAACGGTCATATTCCATACCAAAAATAGTGTTGAGGCCTAAGTTAAGCTGTTTTGTAAATAAAGATCTATTTAATGCCATAACTTATTATACTCCTGCGCCTTGAGTCGATAATCTGTGCTGGTTGATAACTACTTCAACTTTAGCATTCTCACCGAAATCATTATTAGGCTCATCTACTTTTCTTAGAACTCTAAGAACAAGTGAAGTTGTTGCTAGAGTATCGTTATCCAACTCGTGTTGTGAATAACCGTAAGTAGAATTACCTGCTGTTAATAGAACGTTTGCTGTCTCACCAATGTTAGCTTGAGCAATAGAACCGTTACCGGCCTGTACTGTGTAAGTAATCATTGGGTCGTCATAAACATAAGCTTTCACTGTTGTGTTAGCTTTTACTGTGGTACCGGAAGTCCATTTTTTTACAAACTTCACGTCACCTGTACTTTCATCGACATATTCAGCGCCGTAAAATACTCCAATTGCTTTTTCAGTATTAGCGAAAGTGTCTAAATATCCATCTGATCCGAGATCTACGATATCGCCAGAAAAGAAATTTGCAGCTTTGCCATTTGCAATTAGGTATTCATTGGCTCTGATTACGCCACCGGTTAAGTGTCTTTTAGGTACAAAACCGTTTGGTGTGTCTGCGTTAGCCATTTTATATTTACCTCCTTAAAATTGCCATTGCCTTACTCACCACCTACTGTCGTTTTAGATCGATGTTCTCGTTGGATAGGATTACCTGGTTGTTCTGATCTATGTAAGTCATGCTCGACTGCAAGTTCTTGATTTCGTGTTTTATTTGCATAATATTCATTACGCTGCGAAATCAATTCCTCTGGCATTTCACAGAGAACCATTCCTTCAACGCCAATGTAACCGGCGAACTTTCCATGTTCAATGGTAGCCACTGCGAAATCCTTAGACACTGTCTTTGGATCTCTTGGTTGCCAACCTTCTCTCATTCGTTTCGCCCAATTAGTTGGGTTATCTTGACCTAAAATGCTAGTCGCTACCCAACGTTGCTTATATCCTGGCCTCGCTGGTGGCGCCTCTAACAATGATGGCGGTCTCCAAGCTTTTTTACGAGAAAGCTCATCTCGTGTTTCTTTAGTTGTCATTATCAGGCTCCTTTTCTATTTGTCCTGTATTGAAAGACTTGCAAGTTCCCTTGCATATCTTTTCAGTGCCGCTGGATCGCTAATATCTATGCCAAATTTTCTAGCATTTGCTAGATCATCAGCAGACAGCTTAACGCTCTTAGCAGAACCCGATGTTGATCGAGAAACACCTGCAACTGGCGATTGCACTCTCTTCTGTTCTGAAGATACAACCTTTTTATCATCTTGTGAAGTGTTTTTATTTGCTGTTTCTTGCGGACTTATCAAGTCAGGAAAGTACTTTGACAGTCTTTTATCCATTTCCTCATAGTACTCTGAATCATTAATGTCATAGCCTTCTTCCGTTAAGTCTTTATCAATTCCAAAAGCAACTTGTGTTTGAACTGAAAACCCAGGTTTATTCCACCAACTATTGTGTTTGTTAATCCAATTTCTAGCTAATTCTGGTACTTCAGTTCTAGAAGTTTCGGATGCTTGTTGTGGTTGCGGTTGTTGAATTTTAGAAACTTTTCTGTTTCTTAAATCAGACATTACTTCCATTAATTCAACTTGTTTTTCAGTTTCACCAGATTCAATCGCTTCTCTTAATTGTTGAGCAACTGACTTATATTGATTTTCTTCTTCCTGCTGTTCTTTTTCTGCCATTGAAGATTCAATACGAGCTAAACGTTCTTCAAGCATTCTTGCTTTTTCAGAGGCCGCTCTAGTTTTAGCAACTTCTTTTGCGATACGTTTTTTTACTCTTTCAGAGTAAGGCTCTTTTTTGATTTCATCTAGTTCAGAACGAAGCGAAGATAGTTCATCTTCTAATGCAGGCTTTTCTGATTCTGCATTCGATAAAGAATCTCTTTCACTATCCAACTGTTCTTCATTGATTGCTTTTTCAATTGGATTCTGATACGCTTGTTCTTCTTTTTCTTCGTCAAGAGTTACCTCGACATCTTTTAGTTCTTCGTCTATCATGGTTTAACCTCCCATGTATTGCGTGGATGTGAGCCACGTGTTTATACTTTAGTTGTTAAAATATCAGGGTTTGGTAAAACCGCTAATATTTCATCATCATTTAACAGGAGCATCTTAACACCACCTATGTCAATTTTACTTCCTGCGTATCTACCATATACTACATAATCACCAATTTTGCACCATGGTTTTTTGCTTTTATCATAGCACTCTTCTCCCATAGCAATAACTCTTCCTTTGCTATTTAGATAAGCTTGATCTTCAACAGCTTTATCAGTTAAGATAATTCCACCTTTAGTTTTAGTAATCGGTGCCATTGGTCGAATTAGTATTCGATATCCACAAGGGATTGGTAGTTCTTTTGGATCAGCAACATCGTTATCGGTGTGCCAATCATTGTTCATGACTATATTACTCATCTTCGAGTATGTCTCCTTTCATGTATCGTTCAGAAATATCTTTAATAATATCTCTGGCTCTATCTAAACCATAAACAGTTCCAATAGTTTTAATATATTGTTCGTGAGTATCAAATCCTGGATTAACAGTTCGTTCAGATAAATCTCTTCTAAGTTTTTTTATTTCCTCTAGTATCGCTTCCGTCAGGTTCAGCATACTTGCTCCTATACAACGTTTTTAATGTGTCTAAAGTTTCTTCAAAATTCTTTTTTATTTCTTTTGAAGCCATCGCAAATAAATGTGGTTTAATCACATTCGTTGGCATTTTATTATTTTGTAAAAACTTCTTCGCCTTTCTGATTTCTTCACCCGTAGGTCTAAGACTTTTTCTTTCCATTCTCCCTCGCTAACTGAATTGCTTCTTTAGCTGCCTTCAATTTAAACTCTTTCTCAAGTCTATCTTGAACTACTTTATCTTTTTGAACACCTTGTTGGAATCTAGCTTTTCTAATATTTAATTCTTCAGCTTTTAATTGAATTTCAGCTTGATCTTTAGCGTTCTGCTGTTGTGCTTTTACCTGATCTTCACTTGGAGGTTGTGTTTGAGCCAACATTTGAGCAGTTTGTGCTTCAAACTGAGATAAAGCGTTTTCAATATCAGGAGATAGTCCTTCTTCCTCTTCATCAAAGTCAATTAATGGAAGTTCCATACCCATACCAGCTTGTTGTCCTAAACTTTGCATTGTTTGACGATATTGGAAAGCTAAATGCTCTCCTAAGTGCGCTAACATAGGACCTAAGATCGCTTGTTGTGCTTGTTTGTTTCCACCAAATCGTGGATCAGATAAAAATTGTTGATGAACTGCAATATGCGCCGTATGATTTTGATCAGAAAACGCTTCAATCGGTTTTCCATTTAACACTGCCATATTTTCTGAGACAGGATCCATTCTTTTTGGCTTCATATCAGCAACCATTAACTCTTCTGGCTCTGGAATATTCAAAGCACGGATTAATCTTTGATATGCTTTCTTAACATCGATAATATTAGGAGCAGATTGTGCTAATTGAAGTTCAGTTTGAGCCATAGCGATTCTTTGTGCAGCTGAAAAGATATTTGGATCAGATACAGGGATAATATCTACACGTCCATCGAAATCTTTTCGTCTAACATTCTTTTCATCTCCGATAATTTCGTAAGGATATTCATTATCTAAGAATTCTCCGTTTAATTCTCCGATTAATTTAAGTTCTTTTCCTTGTGCCATGTGTAATCTTTTATGAATCGCACTAAATACTTTAGAACCTTGTTCAATTTGTGCTACAATACTTCCTACAGGAGCAGAAGAAGCTGCATCTCCGACCATAGCATCAGCGATTGAAGAAAATCTACGACCAGCTTCAGTTAAAATTCCTAATAATTGCATTAAAGTTGGTGATGGTTCTTTAAATGGAAGTGGAATAAATGATTTTCTTAAGTCATCTCCGTAAGCTTCTACTTCAACCCATTCACCAGGTGATACTGTTATATCTCCACCTTCAATTCTAGCACCTTTAGCTTTAAATCCACCATTTAAATTTGCAAATGCAGCACTATCTAGTAACGCTCTTAGTGCACCAGTGCTCGCATGTTGTAAACCTCCGATCATATGTATTAAACCGAAGCCATAAAAACCTAAACCAGGTAAATATTTATAGTGAATAAAGTAAACTCTCTTCTTTTGTAACTTATCATCTTCTTTCCAATTACGTCTAATCGCTAAAACTTGCTGTGAAGAGCGATCTATTGTAATAATGTAAGGTAATTCTAAGTCATCTTCATCATTTCCGATGTTATAATCAATATGAAATTCTAAAACTTGTCTAGTTTGATCATTATTACCAGGACTAATTCCGTCTATTTCATCTAAAGTTTGTTGAATTTGACTTTCTGGATTATCGTCAGAAGCATTAGTTAATTTAATATCACGATAAAAACCAGTTTTCATGTATTTTTTAACATCATTAGTTGTTAATTTCATAATTTGAGTATATCTAGGTGAAGTATCTAACTCTGTAGTACTATATGAAACGACTAAATCTTCTGCAGGAATGAATTTAGCGCATACTTGATTAGTTGTAGTATCATAATAAACTTTTTTAAACGCTGATCCTGCTAGAGATAAGTTAAATAACATCTGATCTAACTCACTAAAGTAATCAGGCATTAATTGAGTAATCTGATAGTTCATAAATTCTTGAACTCGTTGCGCTTGTTGCTCTCTTTCTTCTGTTACTTTTCCAATAATTTGTGTTTTAACAGGACCGCCAGGTGGAAACATTTCAGCGATTGCTCTTGCTTGAAACTGAGTTGCAGCTTCTGCCATTAAAGGATTATGAACTCCAGAAGCACCAGGGAATGGATCATCTCTTTCTTCAGAGATTACTCCTAACATTTTTAAACCTTTTGAATATTGATCTTCCCAATCTTTTCTAGATGACTTATCGTTTTCAAATTTATTAATTAAATCAGAAGAAATTTCTGAAAGTTTATCTTTATCTAAATCTTCAGCTAAGTTTGCATAGTGATCTGTTTCATAAGGATTAACATATTCTTCTTCCTCTTCCTCATCATCTTCAGCGATGTTGATTTCAACAGAACCATCTTCAGATATTTCTAAAATATCTTCTATGTTATTTTTTTCTTCTTCCACTTTTTTTACTTTTCCCTGCTTCACTTAAAGCGATAGCAATTGCTTGTTTACGAGATTTTACTTTTGGTCCTTTTTTAGAACCGGAGTGTAGTTTTCCTTTTTTAAACTCCCTCATTACTTTTTCAATTTTCTTTTCAGGTTTTCCCATTTTGCATACGCTCCTGCATATTTACTTTTTCACTTATTGGTAAATTTATAAATGTAGTTCTTAATTCAAAAAATCTATCTGCCCATTGTGATAGACGATCTGTTAAAAATTTTATATGTAAATCTTTTTCTCTAAGCTGTTCATCTTTAGTTGACTCAGATGCTTTTAATCTATTATTCTCTCTAGATAATTTTTTATTTTCTTTTCTTAACTCTTCCATTTCAGCTTCATGTTTAGTTGCCATTATTATTTACCTTTCTTTTTACTAGGAAAACCTTTTTTCATATTTTCATACGCTTCTTTACTAATTGTTGATTTTTTCTTAGAACGACTAATGCCTTTTTTCTTTCTAGCATTTATATTATCATATAATCCCTTTTTCTTTTTCATTTTAATTTTCCTTTTTCGAGATGGTACACTAATCTGTTTAGAAAATAAAGACCTATTCACTACTATTTTTCTTTAGTAGATTTGAACATTCCTAAAATAGAACCTAACATTCCGCCACTTCCTAAATAATCCATTCCTGCGTTAGCTAAATTTTGAAATAAACCTGGTTGTCTTTGAATATAGCCACCTGTAGTAACAGGCGTGGCACCTTGAGGAATTCCATATGTTGTAGATTGATCTGGTGGAACGTAAGTATTATAACCAGAAAATAATCCTCTTCCTATATCTCCGAATAACTGTCCCATTGTAGGTGGAGCTGCAGTAAAAAATCTTTCAGCACCCGATGGATCTTTGTAATAAGTTGAAGCTAGTGGAGTTCCTACAGCGTTTGCTACATCTCCATAATTTTCACGAAAGACAGCGGGTCTATCGTACTTAACGTTATACTGTTTATATTGATTAGATAAGTCCTGCATAGTCATTGGACTTCCGATACTTTGAGCGTAATTAAAAGCGTCCCTTACAGTGTTATAAGCGTCTTTACTTAAAGTTCTTGTTCGACCACCTC